CAAGAAACTCTTGCATCTAATTCTAAGTTTAAAGATTTAACTGGATGGATACCTAAAGTATCACTAATGAAATGGTTGCAGAAATGAAATATGTAGTCTGTTTACCATTTCGTGTTCAAGAGTTTCGTGATGAGTTTATGCTTAATTGTAAATTAAACAATATTTTAGAGATTGACAATACAGTTAATAATATTGGCATAATGGCTAGTCATAATCTTGGCATTAAAAAACTTTATGAAGATAGTGCTGATTGGCTGATTATAATGAGTGCAGCAATAAGGTTTGGTGATAAGGGTGGCTTAGATATCATTGAGCATTTAGAAAAAACTGATGCTCAAATTGTTGAAGGCTTCCAACTTTATGGTTGGCATTTAATGGCTTTTAAAAAAGATGTTATTGATACTGTTGGAGAATGGGATGAAAACTTTACACCATATGGATATGATGATTTAGATTATAGTATTAGAATTAAAAAAGCAATGCCTAATGTTAAATGGGAAAAGATTTTATTTGATGTTTCAGATACTATTATGGGTCATAGCATTAAACTAGGTGGAGTAAGGTCAAATGACAACCTATTGCATCAATATTTCTACAATAAGTGGGGCCAATATCCTGGAGGTGGGCACAGTGTTGAGGAACTTTATCCAACTCCATTTAACTTACCAGATGTAGATTTTAAATACTGCCCAAAAGAAGATGATAAGAACCATGTTAGTTTTATTAAAAAAGTTAGATACCAAGAATAGGATGTTTATAAAATGACAGAAATGATAAAGTCAGTAATCAATGGAGAGTTTGAAATCTTTCTTCCAGAACATCGTGCCAACAGACCTGAGTGGTACACAGAAAAAGGATGGGAAAGAAAAAGATTGCAATCAATGCATAGCAATCTTGGACCTGGCGATGTAATCTATTATGTTGGTGCAGAAGAAGGTGAATTTGCTGCTCTATGTCAAATGTGGGGTGCCGAAGTAGTTGTATTTGAGCCAAACCCAAAAGTTTGGTCACACTTTCCTTTACTCTGGAGTGCAAATAATTTAGAATTGCCACTCGCATGTATTCCTGGGTTTGCATCTGATAAGATAAACAATCTTTCAAGAATATACTACAATGAATGGCCACCAGAAGTTAATGATGTAATTGAAGCAGCACATGGGTTTAAAGAACTATATCTTGAAGGAGAAACATATGGTCAGATTACTATAGATTCTTGCGTATATGATCATGATATTAAGCCTCCTACCTCCATTTCCTTAGATGTTGAGGGTAGCGAATGGAGGGTGCTAGGAGGGGCTGAGAAGGTCCTTAGAGAGCATAAGCCAAAGATTTGGTTATCTGGACACCCAGAATTTATGTTACAGCAATGGGATGAATCTTTATATAATCTTAGACAATGGATCAAGGGGTTAGGATATACTGAAACAATTTTAGATTATCAGCATGAGGTTCATTTATACTATGAGTCAAATTAATGCATATCTGTACTCCCATGATGAAAAAGATTATGCAAGTGACAAATGGGACTATGGATTAATAAAAGAAATATTTGATAAGTACGAAGTTAATCAAATAAAAGTTACAAGTATTCCAGAAGGTGAGAAAGCCTTTGTTGTAATACCTGGACCTCAAACTGCTGGGAATGAAGATACACTCTCTGATGAATTAAGCAAACTCTCTAGAGTTGTTTTATTTATTAATGGAGATGAGAATGCTAGGTTTAATGTAGATAAAATAATTCATCCAAATATTGAAATATGGATTCAATACCCACATAAAAAACATTCAGAATATAATAAGATGCCAATCGGTGTTCCACAGCACTTAAAAGATAATCTTCCAGAATATAAAGAAAAAGATTATGATGTCTATTTTGGTGGTCAGATTACACATCAAAGAAGAGTTGAGTTATCTCATGTTATGCCAAGATTAAAGAACTCTTTGTATGGACCAACAAAAGGTTTTTCTCAAGGAGACAAACCAAAAGATTACTATGCCAAACTTGCAAGTGCGAAGATTGCTCCCTGCCCATCTGGTGCTGCGGTAATAGATACTTTTAGGTTTTTTGAGTCAATAGAACTATTGACATTACCAGTAGCAGACACACTAGATCCAAAAGGAATACAAACAGATTTTTATAAGGATATGTTTGGAATTAATGTTCCATTTAAAAATGTATCAAACTGGAATGAACTTGATAAGTTAGTTCCAAGGCTATTAGATCAATATCCAAACAATATGCATCAAGTCGTATGTTGGTGGATCAAAGAAAAAAGAAACATAGGAATTAAGATTATGAGGCAAATAAATGCATAAAAGAGATGTAACTATTGTACTTGCAACATCAATAATTCCAGCACACCCAATCACTGATATGATAGATGAAACTATTAGGTCTATTAGACATCACTTTCCTACTAATGAAATTATAATGCAAATTGATGGATTAAGATCAGAGCAGTTACATCGTAAAGAAGATTACGATGAGTACAAAAATAGAATTCTATGGAAATGTCTTCATGAATATAAAAATGTTTTGCCAATTATATTTGATAAACATAGCCATCAAAGCACAATGTTAAAGCAAACTATTAACCTTATAAATACATCTTGCCTTCTTTATGTTGAGGGTGATGCTCCACTTACTCCTGACGTTGAAATAGATTGGGACAAGTGTTTAGATATGATTGAGTATGGCAAAGCAAATACAATAAGATTTCATTTTGAATCGTCAATTCCTGAAGCACACAATCATTTAATGTTTGGTTTGGAAAATGGATTTATGAAAACATCTCAATGGAGTCAAAGACCACACCTTTCTACGGTTGAGTATTACAGAAAAATTATTCTTCCACCATTAGACGAACTGTGTTTCATTGAAGATACAACACATGGAAGGGTTCAAGATGATATTTCTCCATATGGTGTGTTTTCTGAAGATGGATGGAACAAACATAAGTTATGGATATATCATCCAGAAGGAAGCATAAAAAGGTCATATCATTTAGATGGTCGTCAAGGAACAAGAAAGTATACTAGCGATGATTTTATTTGGGGGTATTCTGAATGAGAGTTGGAATAGTCGCAAGGTGTGATGATACTGGTCTTGGTAATCAAACCAGGGAATTAGTTAACATGCTAAACCCTGATAAAATTATGCTTATTAATTCAACATTCTTTAATGAAAATAAACAACATCCTGAATGGTATGATGGATATAATTATAAAACCACAATAAAAGGTTTTCCAACAACATCTGAGATATCAGAGTTTCTTAAAAATATTGATGTAGTGATTAGTTGTGAAACATTTTATAACACAAAATTTATTGATTTAGCAAGACACCGTGGTATTAAAACAATACTTCAATACAACTATGAGTTTTTTGGAAACCTTGTACATACAGAGTGGTCGCTTCCAGATGTTCTTGTTGCTCCTAGCCTATGGAATATGGATAAGATCGTTGAACTGTTTGGTGATAAATGTAAAGTTGTTTACTTACCGCCACCTACAAACCATAAAAACTTTAAGAATGCAAAAGAAAATAATACATCAAAGTTTCATAACCGTATACTTCATATTGGAGGAAAGGCTGCAGTTAAAGATAGGAATGGCACTAACACTGTTATAGAGATGCTTAAGTACTCTAAGGGAGATTACGAAGTTGTAATTAAAACTCAAAGTGATTTAGGCATTAAAAATGCTAATGAAAGATTAACTATTCAGACTAGTACAACAAAAGAACCAGAAGATCTATACTCTGGTTATGATGCAATGGTATTACCTAGAAGGTATGCTGGATTGTGTCTACCTATGAATGAGGCTCTTCTTAGTGGGCTGCCTGTTTTTATGCCCCGTATTTCTCCAAACAATATAATTCTTCCAGATAAATGGACAGTAGAAGCAAATAAGATTGATGAATTTAAGGCTAAGGCTATTATTGATGTATATGATATTAGTCCAAAAACACTTGCAAAAACACTTGATGACTACATGGAAAAGAAAGACAATATAATTAAACAAGAAGCGTTTGATCTTGGGTTTATTAATTTTTCAACAGAGTCACTAAAAGACAAATATATAAACTTAATTAATTCATAAAACAAAAAAGCCAGCCTATTTCTAGACTGGCAATTCTGTAAGTAAATATTACTTCTTTGGCGCTGCCTTCTTAGCAACTGGCTTCTTAGCAGCCTTCTTTACAGGTGCCTTAGCAGCCTTCAGAGCCGCATCTACAGCCTTAGCATCTGGCAAGATACCAAAAGCATTGTCATTAGGATTGATTGCTCTAATAGCCACTGGTGCTACTGCTGCTACAAGAGCAGTCCATAGATCCTTTGGATCTGTTACGCCTGCCATGTATAGTGCAAGACCTGATGCAAGGACTGAGCGTCCGTATGATGCAAGTACTGCCTTTAGTTGTTCTGTGTTCATTTTTCCTCCTAGGATAGAACCTTTATTAGTATAGCATATCCAGCCCATAGCCCTATAATTCCTGCGACTCCCGCAAAAATTGGTGGTGCTGGTACTGGTAATTTGAATGCAGCAAATACTACGCCACATCCAAAACCTGTTATTGTTGATAGTAATATATCTCTCATTATTTTATTTCATCTTCTGGCAATAATATTTTTAATTCTTTATATGCTATTGAAATATTTTTCATAGATGGATAGTCTGGTCTTGACATAGATAAAGCATCTCCATATTCGTCAAAGTATGATATGTCTGCATCAACATCATTAACAAACTTAGTTAATACTTTTTGAACATTTTCAATATATGAAAAAGCCCAATCTCTTGAATCAGAAAGGAATTTAATAAAGTTTTCTTTATGAATTGAGTCGTCTGAATCTTCTTTTATTTTTGTAGACTTAGTTAGATCAACATATTCTTTAAGCAAAGTATTTTCAATAAAAAGTTTTGAGATATCTTTTTTAAGTTTAATGGATTGTTTTAAAACTAATATGTATGAGGCTGCAAAACAAACTGACAGGGTTGCAAAAACAACAATAAAAATATCTTTCATATCACCACTCCACATGTTTTAATTATATCCTAACGCTACTTGTTTGTCAAACTATAAAAATCTTTAAAGTTAGTATTAGTAAAGATCTCGTATTCCTCAAGTGTTCTTACATCACCAGAACCAAAAACGCCAGACTCCTCACCACAAAGAACTCTTTTTTGTTTCTTGTATGATATCTCTTCTAGTTCTTTCCAAGAGGTACCACGCAGATTTCTGTCTTTCCATATCTTGCTGTAACCGCCACGAGAATAAAAGTGATATACAATATTTTTTGAAGGAGAATATATATCCCAACCTCTAGTCCATGATCTCATAGCAAAACAAATTTCTTCACCAAAGAAACTGATCTCTGGATCATAAGGAACTTCTTCAACTATTGATCCATCTGAGAACATAAAACCGCCAAGAACTGTTTCAGACAACTCTGGATTTTCCTTTATACTATCTTCAAACTCAAATCTTTCTGCAGTCCATTGTTTTCTTTTATTTAGTGATATTTTTTGTCTAGTAGGATATGGCTTTACCTTTTGGCTGTTTGTAATTAAATACATACCACCATTTCTTTCTGGCTCAAATGGGGCTGGAAAGTATGACAAAATAACTTTGCTATGTCCAGATATGTTCTTAGCCCTATTTAACTGATCAATACAAATTGAGTCCCAGCCAGGAGCAAACCTTGTATGTGAGTCAATTTGAAGAAAATACTCTTGTCCAGAATATAGTTCCATTGCTTTTGCTCTTGCATATCCTGCACCCCTTGCTTCTTTTGGATGCATTTTAGTTAAAGATATGTTTTTTATACTATCAAAATTAAAAAGTTCTGAGTCAAGACCTTGATAAACAATTCCAAAATATAAATTATCTGGATTATTGGCATTATTAATAGCACTTTTAATTGTCCATTCAAGTTCTGGATCACAGTAAGAGGCAATAGATATAAAAATTTTAATCTTTAAGACCTCCCATAAACCTTAAAAAATTAGAATGAGTTACAAAATTATTTGAAAGTTCTTTCATGGCTATCTCATTTTTTTCTAAATGTGTTTTAAATCTTGATAGGTTATTTTTATCAATAATATCTTGAATATTATTCATATTTAATAAATTAATTCCAAAAGAAACTTGATAATAACTAGTGCTATTAAATGGAACTGTGACATCTGAATCACCTAACACTGATTCATTTAATAAAAAAATATTTTCATTTAATTTTTCTGTAATTTTATTATTTTGTCTAAAATTAATCCAAAAATCATTATTTTTTTTGTCTGTCATATAATGTAAATATATAAAGTCTCTAACCTCTTCTGTATTTTTTAAATATGATTTATTAAAATTTTTGATATATCTTTCATTTCTATTAAAAATATGGTGTTTATTTGCAAAAAATGATTTTAGCATTACTGCTGTTTGAAATATAGATGTTGCCTCTAGTGGTTCAACAAATGCCGATGATAATCCAACTGCAAGACAATTTCCTATCCATATCTCCTTATAACATCCAGGATTAAAAATAAATGGATCTGTTCTTGGGTAATCTGGCTTAAAACCTAAAAAAGTTTCTATTTCTTTTTTGGCATCATCATCTGATATAAAATCAGAATCATACACATAACCGCAACCATAGCGATGCTGTAGTGGAATTTTCCACATCCACCCATAATTCATTGCAATTGATTCTGTATACGGTGGTATATTATCTGTGTCAATATCAATAAAAAATGGTACTGCTTTTTTCATTGGAAGAGATTCTTTAAAACTAACCCACTCCGACTTAAAATATTTTCCTATAAATACTTTATGAAATCCAGTACAATCAAAAATAAAATCTGTATCTATTTTTAATTCATTATCAAGAATTATGCTATTTATATCAATTCCATTTGTAGAATTTATATCTTTCACATTACCAAAAATATTTTTAATACCTCTGTTTATACCAATTTCTTCAAATAATTTTGCTAAAAGTCTTGCATCAAAATGAATAGACCAACTTGCAATTTGATGAAAATTATATATTGGATTGTCATTGTCATTGTAATCTTTCCTATAGATAAATGGAACTAAATTATTTTCAGAATATCTACTTGAAAATGCTGGTTGTAAACCGTTATTGCACTGTAAAATATGTAATATGTCATCTCTTAATTGAAACTCATAATCATTTAAATTTATTAAATCTTCTTCTGGCATTGTAAATTTTTTACCAAAATCATGATAATAATAATCGCCATCTTTTGACCAGTTTGTAAATTTTATTCCTGTTTTTATTGTTGCTTTTGCTTTTAAAATTAGTTCAGAAACTGGTATGTCTAAGTAATCAAGAAGTGCAATTAGGTTTGGAGTAGTACCCTCTCCAGCACCCAAAATTCCTATTTCTTTACTTTGTATAACGGAGACATTGTCCTGTGGAAAAGTTTTTTTTGCATATAGGGCTGTTAACCAACCAGCAGTTCCTCCACCAACAATAACTATATTTTTCATTTTATTGCCTCTCTTGTAACTAAAACTATAGCACCTTCCATTTCTAGTGCTTTTTTTATGTTCAATACATATTGTAAAGCCTGTATTTTGTCATCATGAACCATTTTTGCAAAAATATATTCATCTAGTTTAATGGTAAGAAAATGTTCATTATCAATTAATTCTATACTAAATCCTTTTGGAGGAATAATGGAATGAAAGGCTCTACGCATTTTATCTGTATACAATTATTTCTCCATTGTCAATGCTTGCCAAGTGTTAGCCCAGTCTTGCTTAGTTTTGTGTTTATTAAACTCTCTAGATATATTTCCAAGTTCAAGAAACACTCCACCCCACACACCATACTCTTTACCAGAAACGCCATTAGCAAAGCAAACCTTTGATACTGGACATCTTTGGCACATTGAATCTACAATCGGGCGTACATCTACACTGTCTTCATACTTATCAAAAAATATATTAGTATCAAGACCAAGACACGCTGCTTGATCTTTCCATAAATGCTGTTTCATTTACTGACCATATTTGTTTGGAATGTCCCAACCATTACGATTAAGATTAAATGTTTTTTGAAGATACCACGCATTTTTTACACGAACTCCACTCGGAGATGTCCTAGCAAGATCTGATCTTTTGCGCTCTACAACGTCCCAACCTACCCAAGCAAGTTCTTTATTCTTTTCAACAATCTTTTCCATATGTGCTAACGAATTAATTATCATGTTTTTACTTTCTTTTAGTAACGGAAGATTCCTACTTCTACATTTTTTGATTCTGCAAAAGTTGTTAATTTTGATACTGGCTCTTTTGGCTTACTAAGAAATGCAAAATAGTTTACTTGATCCATATTTTGATATAACCAACCTTCTGGAACCTTGTAAAACTTTATCTTACGACCTCTTGCTTTCATTCCTCTTTCTGAAAGGTTTGAAAATTCTGAAACAAAAGAATTTACCCTTGTTGGACCAACAGAATAAATTATAAAATCTTTTTCTTCTTCTTTCATTCCAGATAAGGCAACGCTTATAGCACGAAGGAATAGGTTATAGTCATCAAACTCATTAGTTCCCTGCACTGCCACTATCATTTAGTTTCCCATTCTTTAAGTTATCCAGGATGAATAACATCTTATCTATTTCTTTTTTTGACATCTTGGTTGTATCTAAAGGTTTTCCAGTTTCTGGTCTTACCTTTCCATCTACCGTATCTCCAACATAAAACATGTTATTTGATACCCAATACGCCTTTTGATCTATTATGACAACCCTTGTTGTTTGTTTCTCTTTCCAAATTTTAGACTGAGAAATAACAACTTTATTATCAAAAATGTCTTTAAAGAAAAATTCTTTTAGTATATTGTGCATATCGCTTTGACGATATAATATTTTATTAAAAGTATTACTTCTTTTTTTATTAATTACTACAAGTATATAGCAAAAAACTAAAGTTGTCAAGAATGCAATAAAATAATTCATGTTATTTTTTTGTTGGAACTGCTTTCTTTTTTAATTTATTTTTTTCTAATTCTTTTTTATGAATTTCTAAAAATGCAAATTTTTCATCATCTATAGCCTTTCTATAAACTGCGATTTCGTCATCTAACTCTTTATTTTTTTTATCTATTGATCGTTTGCTTTCAATTTGAAGCAAAAGATAGTTAAACTCAAGGTCTAAAACCTTCTTTTTATAATAATCAAGTAGTTGATTATATTCTGCAATAGTTAATTGCTCCATTTTTATTCCCCCTTAAAACTAAATGGACTTCCTTGCCAAACCTTTTCTGTCTTACTTTTTTCACGTTCAACAATACTGCGACTCCATGCGAAGCCTGCATCTCCACCCCAGGCATCCCACATAATTCTTCCATTAGAAGGAAACTCTGGACCATCGTAAAAACCTTTACCTTTTTTATCTACTTCATGACGAGAGAAGAAAGAGTACATTCTCTTAACAGTATCAAGAGACATTGATGCACCGTTAACAATATCTGTTGCTCTACCCCAACCTACTGGAGTGCCAGCACCTGTTGCTTTACCATCTTCTTTCCACTTAAGTGCACGACGTGCAGCAGCCTTCATGCCTGCATTAGGTGAGTATGTATCTGCCATTACTTATCCTTTTTTGTATGCTTCACTTCATATGGACCAAGAATAGATTTAACTGTACCGTTTTTATTCATGCGTACAATATTTCCATCCTTAATTTGTGTTGCATTAAACGCTTGTGCTTTTTTCTTTGGCATTATTTTAAAAATCCATTCCAAAAATTATCCAACTCTGCTGATTTTTCAGACTTATATGTTCCACCACGACGCTTGTATTCTTGAACAACCCAAGAGTTTGCAACTGCAGATGGATATACATCAAATTTATCTTTTGCTGCCTGCACAACTCTTGCATAAAGTCTTGGATTAGAAGGTGTTGATCCACCACGACGTGGTTGAATCATTTCACCATAGTTAGGCTTTTTTGCTTTTTCCATTTCATCTTCCTTTTCTTGTGATTTTCCAATTGATGAATCATACATTGCCATTGCAACCTCTGAATCCATTTCTTCTTTATCATCTTCCATAGTGTGGTTGTTTATATCTACAACCTGTGCATCCTTGTACATCATTCCAATACTATATGCGGTTGGCTCCCACTTACCATCTTCTTCTTCATAAATTCTAACAGCCATTGCTGGATTTTCTGGTGGCATAGACTGAATTGCATATTCTGTTCCAGGAACCCCATAGACTCCGCCTTCTATCATAATGTGCTCAACAATTCCGTGAACCATTCCTTCAGAGGTCATTCCCATAACGAAATCACCCTCTTTAATTTCATTCATACTTTTCCCTATGTTGCCTTCAGAGCGATTGATTGCATAAATCTGTGCAGCAGCCTCAGCACGGGTTGTGTGGCAACCCATAACTTCATTTGTGCCTTCTTTTAGTGCAGGGTATCCAGAACACCCAAAAGAGCCTTTGGCTCCAACCCTATATGGCATAGCAATCCTCCTAGTTTATATACTGATTATATCAGACTTTACCTTTGCAGGAGTCTTTTGACTTCTTCTAATGCCCAGATTTCTGGCTTGGTAAGTTTAGAAATCTCAGCCTTATCAAGACCTTTTTCAGATATCGTAACTACTGGATCTGCCAGTAGAAAATCAATATTGACATAACCCTTTTCCCATAGGTTTAAAAGATCCCTACTTACTTGAGTTAGGTGATCCTCATACATATCTGGCATAACCTCTTGCATTTTTGGAGTAATGGTATATAGAAGTTCATTAGTTTCTGAATCCACTCCAGCAACCTCTAAAGCACCTTCAAGTATTAAATTTTTGATTAGTTCATCTTCATTATTGTCCATAATTAACCAATTCTTGTAGTTGATCTTTTGTCTTTGCTCCGTTGGCACGATGAATTTCTTGTCCATCTTTTAGAATAATATAGGTAGGAACTGATAAAATTTTAAAACTCTTTACCATTTCTATCTCTGAATCTGCATCAATAAACTTAATATTTGCTCCATCACGGATTAACTCTTCAGCAAATGGCTTTGTTCTTTGACAAGGATTGCACCAATCTGCTGTAAAATATAGAATAGTATTCATTTATTTTGTCCTAATCTTCCATGTCATAGTTTTTGGACCAGCCTGAATCATCTCAAACATATTATATTCAAACTCATCTTTAAGTTCCATATATAATTCTGGATGAACTTCTTGTAGTTTATCTGTAATTGCATAAGTCATTTCTCCGTTAGCATCAATCCCAGACATCTCAATAGCACCCTGTACTATTAGATGCTCTAATAAAGCCTGACTTTTTGGATTCATTACTTACCTGATTTTACTCTAGCCTTTTTAAGTGCCTCAAAGTCTTTCACCTTAGTGTCTCCAAGGTATCCCCAAGCATATCCATCATTGATCATCATGTCATTAAGGGATACTGAATCTCCATTGATATATACCCAGCCTAAAATGCGACCATACTTTTCAGATGAATCCATCTTCTCAGTCTTAATAACAACAGACTTGGCATCTTTTAGAGCCTTCTTTAGGTACTCTTTAGACTCAAGACCAAGAGCCTTTTCTTTAAGGTCCTTTGTGCGAGACTCAGGGGTATCAATACCAGCCAATCTTACACGGGACTGAAACAAAATATCAAACCCCAAATCAATTAGAACGTCAATGGTATCTCCATCTACGACGTTCTCTACTTTTCTTACATAGTATTCATACATTATTTTCTCCTTTTAAAATGCTGTATCTGGTTGTTTTTTTGCCGTAATAATTACTGCTTTAGTTCCATCCCAGCGAATTCTACCTTTGCAGCCAACATTATATTTTGTATCACCTTCATACTCAGAAGAAACAGCATATGCATACCCATGTATTTCAAAATCACTTGCTAGGCTTTGATTACCGTTAACAAATATTCTCCACACTAAAGGGTCGTTTGTCTCTGCTTTTGTATTAAATCTTAAAACAATATCATCATATGGCCTAATCCATCTATCTTTTACTATGGCCCATATATATTTTATCTTTTTCATATGCCCATTTCCTTACGCTTTTGTGTAGCAGAGATCGCATGTATATCTGCACCTAAATCTACTTGCTCAATCTTATAGCCTACATCACGACCATATACAATATTGGTAATGTTAGGTAGTCTTAATACTAATGCCCCATCCATAAATTCATCCTTGGCAATATATTCTTTTACCTGATCAAACTTAAGTGGATCTTTCTCACTTGTGTTGTAGGTGTTGCGGACTCCAAGAAGTACTTGGTCAGTTCTCCTACCAGCCTCTTTGTAAAGTGCGTGGTGGCCTTCGTGCCATGGCTGATACCTACCAAGCATAAGAGTTGTAGGTGCAGACCAATCATGAAGACTGAACTTATCAATAATGTGAGATGCCTTTGCTTCTGCATCTAAGTTGTGACTAATGAATGACACATCAGCATTACTTGGTCGCTCAAACATCTTATTTGTATCTTCAAATCTACCTTCAGCAATTGTATCCATGAACACCAAAATATCTGGCTTGCCAAATGCTGCACGGGTTAGATCAGTTGGACATACAAAGTCAACTATGACTGGAGCAACCCCCTGCTTAGCAATAAGCCTTGCCATGTCTCCCATACGTCTTGCTTGTTCAATTCTATCTTCAGGACTAAACCCTAAATCTGAGTTAACTGTTGCACGAACCTCATCTGCATTAAGATGAATAGCATTGATGCGTTCTTTTAAGGCTTTTGCTAGTTCAGTTTTGCCACTTCCTGGCAAACCAATTATCTGTATTATCATTGTAAACCTATCTCTTTGTTGGGCATAATATCAATTAAAAGATGAATTCTATCTATAGTGCTATTATTTTCTACAGCATGAAGTCTTGTATTGTTAATTTCCCAACACTCACCTTCTAGCATATTTATTTTTTCAGAACCAACACTAAACCATGTTTGATCTGAAGTTATAATTGGAATATGGTGCCTTCTAGCACGATCTAAATAATATCCAGAATCGTGATGTGGCGTTATATTAGTTCCTGCTTTTAAATTAATAATAAGAGCGTTTGCTCTTACCCCATCGTGAATTATTTCTAAAGTTTTAATTATAGGTTCAACTAATTCTAAAAGTTCTTTATTGTCTGACTTGCGCTGAGACAAAAATTGTTCTGTATTATTCCATTCTAAATCTGTTTGATATATAAAATATGAGTTTGTATTTTTATGTGTTTCATAAGTATCTTGTCTTGATGTATCAATAAACCATTCATCTGAAAAATTTATTACATGACTTTTTATATTATCTATATTATAAATTCCATGATTTTTAAAGTTAAAGTCTTCTAGTTTTTTAGTCATAAATTACTCCAATTGAACTATTAAAATTTTTAGAATATCCAAAACGAAGAAAGTCTGAATCATATAGTTTCTGAGTCAGTTCTATTGCTTCGTCTGTATAGTCTTTATTATATAAGTCTATCATATAATTGCCAACATTGTCAAATTTAAGTTTCCAACCAAAATCAGATTCTAGTTGTTTTAAATTTTCAAATCTATATATCTTATTAAGTGCTATATTGTTTTCTTCATCAATAACATAATACGATTGTGGCAAATGCAACAATGGTGTTTTTTCAGATATATTGTTGTTTTTAATATTTTTTAAATATTCAACAAAGGATATATTTGTTTTGTTTGTTTTATTAAACTGATGAAAACAACTATAGGTTCTTGTATATGGATTTCTTACAACAGAAAATAAAAAAATACCACTATCTATAACATTATTTTTTTTTAAAGAAAGATATGGTTCATGACTTCTTGGAGAGGTCCTATTCCAAATATCTAAATTTTTACTATAAATTATGTTAAATATTGAAGTTCCAGCAGTTTTTGGAACATGAATAAACATAATTCCAGAATACTTTTTCCCTTCAATTAGCATTTTATATTAACTAATTAATTTTGTTCGTTCATCTAGAACCTTTAATGCAAAAGAGATCATCTTTTTATATCCTTCTGGACTATCCATTACCTTATTATAGTGATGTCCACAGAATAAAAGTTCTCCATTAATGCCAGTGACTTTTACCAATGCTTCAGCATTACACCTGTCACATCTGTCAAGAGGTGATAATTGCCACTCTTGTTTTACTTCATCTTTAATCATTGTAAACATTATACTACTACTTTCTGTTGTCGGTGGAATAGAATCCACTACCGTTGAATACTGCTGTTACATTAGAGTATACACGTTCCAGTGGTAGAGTGCAAGTTTCACATTCATATCCTGGATCGTTTTCTTTAATTGAACGTTGTTTAATTACTATCTCATTGCATTTCCCAATGCACCTATATTCATATACTGGCATTATTGCAATCTATCGTGTAACCATGTAACAATTGCATATTTTGTACCAGACGTTACTGGATGAGCAATATGTCTATATGCCCAATTTGATGGAAATAAATACATTGATCCAGCACTTGGTTTAATTTTTATCCCATAATTGACAAATTCAAGTTCTCCACCTTCATAATTATCGTTCATATAAAAAATTGCAGAAACAGATCTTCTTTCTGCTGTTGAACCATCATAATGAGCATCATAATGTTGTCCACCTTGGTACCTTAATAGGTTAAATGGTTCAACAAAAAACAAAGAACCTTCAATTCCAAAAATTTGTTGAAAATTATTTACAGCAGAATTTAATGTTAAATAAAAATCATTATTTATATCTTTTAAATTTTTATTTTTAAATGCTTGTTCTGTTAAACAAAGATCATAATTTGTTCTATTTGTTGTGTTATTTTCAATTCCACTTAGTTCATCCATTATTACTGCTTTTTTAAAAACAATTTCTGAATTTTCATGTTTAACTATATCTTCAACACTATTTATGTATTGATTAATCTTATCCAAGTCCCAAAGATTTTTATATTCACCAATACATCCACCAATTATGTTTGTTGGATTAATTGCATCATTACCGATAAACACTATTTTATCCCCTTACCTAGTTTTGCCCATAATCTTTCGTGTAAAAAATATCCAAGTGCTTCCCATCCAATATAAATAATAGCACCAAGACTAGCATATTCCCACTCGCCAGTAAATAAATATATCACACCTGCTACACCAAGAAGATGAAACGTTTCCCAACTTAATGTTTTTAGTAGTGTTCTTTTATTTGATTCCATAGTTAAGCCAAAATAGCCTTGTATGTTTTTAAATCAACAACTCCAGTTGCTGGAAGTTTGGACTTAGATTGAAAATCTTTAACTGCCTTAGACGTTCCTGGACCAAAAACTCCATCAGCCTTTAAACCAAGTGCTTCTTGAATCTTTTTAACAGATGAGCCCTTTGCTCCTTCTTTAAATTGTTTAAACTCTTTCTTAATTGCAGGCGTTGTAGTTGTTGAAGAAACTGGCGTAGATGTTTTAACTGGAGCATCAGATGAACCAACCTTAGAAAGTAGTGGAAGGTTTTCTTCACCAGCATAAACTGGACGACCCCAACCAACAACAGCATTAACTAACTTAGCCTTATTATTCTTTACATATGCACGAGTCTTTTCTACGCACATACCGCCGTTTCGTTGATCTCCCTTTGCAGTTCCTGAAGTGTTTCCTTCAATAACTTGGATTGTTCCATCACCATTATTTTTAATACAAATTCCAACATGAGAAATACGATTTACACCATCTTCTGGAAAATCAAAATAAATCCAGTCTCCTGGAGTTGGATCATCATTACGAGAATCTGACCAACGATCATTTTTCTTAAACCAATCTGCTGCTGCAACTGTTGATGCAGACTTTGGATACTTTTTTGCATCTAATCCAGAAGTAAAAGCACACCATGAAACAAATGACTGGCACCATGGTTGAAAATTAACACCAGTCCACTTTCCATACTTTGTCTCGTTATCTTTTGGACCTTCAATGGTTCCAATTTCTTT